TGAAAAGGAAATCAATGCTTGGTACAGTCGATTTGCAAAGAACAATCAGATTGACCTTCAGGAAGCAAAGAAATTACTGAACACCAAGGAACTGAAAGAATTCCGGTGGGATGTTGAAGAATATATCAAGTATGGTAGACAGAACGCACTTGACCAGAAGTGGATGAAGGAACTTGAAAATGCTTCCGCACGGTTCCACATTAGCAGATTGGAAGCCTTGAAAGTCCGCACACAGAATGCTGCCGAAAGAGCATTTGGAAATGAACTTGACCAGATTGATGAAATGGCAACACGGATTTACATGGATGACTATTACCACACCGCTTATGAGATTCATAAGGGTTTGGGTATTGGTTGGGATGTAAGTCAGATTGACCAAAGAAAACTGGACAGGATCATTTCCAAACCTTGGACTGCTGACAAGATGACGTTCAGTGACCGAATTTGGAAGTCCAAGACGCAGTTGATTGATTCACTGCACAAGGAACTGACACAGATGTGTGTGCTTGGAAAGGCACCTGACCAGACAATCAGTGCTATTTCCAAACGGATGAACGTTTCCAAAGGTCAGGCAGGAAGACTGGTCATGACTGAAGCGGCCTATTTCGGTTCAGTTGCACAGAAGGATTGCTTCAATGACTTGGATGTTGAAAAGTATGAAATTGTTGCAACCTTGGACAGTCGCACTTCTGAAACCTGTCAGGAAATGGACGGTAAGGTCTTTGACATGAAGGATTTTGAAGCAGGTGTGACTGCACCCCCGTTCCATGTCTGGTGCCGTTCCTGCACTTGTCCGTGGTTTGAAGATAATGACGGTGAACGTGCTGCACGGGGTGAAAACGGTGAAACGTACTATGTTCCTGCCAATATGAAGTATCAGGATTGGAAGGACTACTTTGTTGATAAGACAAAAGACCCTGCTGAATGGTTGAAACTTGCGTCTGTTGATGATATTGTCAAGATGGGATTCCCTGAAAAAATTCAGGAAATCAAGGATAGAATTGCAAAGAACGGTTCCGTCACTGAAGATGACCTTCAGGAAGCAGGTAAGTTGTTCCAAGAAGAACTTCTGAATGACAAGCAGTATTCTGAACGTGTTCAGAAGATTGATGATTTGAAAAGTCAAAGAGATTCTGCTTATAAAGAATACACCCAATTGAGAAAAGAATTTCTTGATTTGGACAAGGAACTTCCCCTTGGTTATTCTGGTATTGGTGATGACCTGATTCGTTACAGAAAAGGACTTGCTGAAAACCCTGATTCAACTTGGTATAAAGAAGGTCTGGAAAAACTTGAAGAACGGGCAAAGAAAGTTGACCCTAAGTATTTTGAACTGCACAAGAAACAAGCTGAAGCATGGGAAAAATACGATTCAATCAAACAGGTGTTGCGTCCGTTGGAACGGAACTTTGAGTTTGACAATGCTGACGATGTGAAACGCATTCTGTCACAGATTCGTGAAATGGGTTCTGATGGAATCGACATCAAGCGTCACTTGAACAGCAGTCGATCCCCAATGAGAAAAGAAGTTGAACGTGCCTATTCTTATTATCCAAAAGATTGGGTGAAGGCTTCCGTTAAACATGGCAATCTGACACCTAAGAAGGTTGACCGTGGTTATTATTCTGAATGGCGAGGTGAAATTGCCATTTCAGGATATGATGATAGAAGTTATTTTGAAACAGCCATTCATGAACTTGGTCACAGAATGGAACGTGCTGTTCCTGAAATCAAGAAGGCTGAAAAAGTCTTCTATGACCGTAGAACAGCAGGTGAAGATTTGGAATGGTTGGGTTCTGGTTATGACAGAAGCGAAACCACACGAAAAGACAACTTCCTTCATCCTTACATGGGTAAGGATTACAAGGAAACTGCTTATGAACTTGTTTCTATGGGATTCCAGTATGGATATTTGGAACCTGCCCATCTGATGAAAGATTCAGACATGGCAAACTGGATTTACGGAATCCTGACACTGTTTTAAGAAAGGGGTGATATTGTGGGAAAGATTACGGCAAAGGGTAAAAGATATGGTTTCAAACTGACCGTTGAATTTGATATGGAAAAGATTCTGTTCAACGGTAAAGAAGATGAACGCATGGAAGAAGAACTTCTGGAAATGCTTGAATCCCCCAAGGCTGTTGGTGAAACGTATTATCCACCTGTTGACAGTCTTCTGAATGCGTACAACATTCTGCAATATCATTACTTTGATGACACCGCTGAAGAAATCACGGTTGAAGGGGAACTTGAAGAAATCCCCTATGAAAAAGATATTATTTATTAAACAAAGGACATCCTGATTCGTCAGGGTGTCCTTTTTGTATGGCAGGTTGGTTGAGTGGCTGAAAACGTCTGTCTTGAAAACAGAAGGTTAGTAATGACCCGTGGGTTCAAATCCTACACCTGCCGCCAAAGGACACGATGTATGGTGTCCGTTAAGTGATTGTGTTGGGAATGCTTGCGTGGCACCCAACCCTAACGGGGAACGCATTCCCCGTTAGATATGCCATGGTAGCACAACGGCAGTGCAACTGATTTGTAATCAGTAGGTTAAGGGTTCAAATCCCTTCTGTGGCTCCATACAGAAGTGTTGTGTAACGGTAGCACAACAGACTTTGAATCTGGAAGTGTTGGTTCGATTCCAACCATTTCTGCCACATCACCTGTACCATGTTGTACAGAGTGACCAAGGACACGGTATCTCCCAAGCCGTGTCCTTCTTTTTATGGCGCATTGGTCAAGTGGTTAAGACATCACCCTTTCACGGTGAAATCATGGGTTCAATTCCCGTATGCGTCACCATCCGTCCCTTTGGTACTTCCGGACGAAAAATGGAAAGACAACAATACCTGACTGAACAGGGATAACAAATGTGATTGAAAGGAAAGAACAAATATGAAAAAAGAAGAACTGATGAAACTGGAAGGTATGACTGAAGAAGTTGCAGTCAAGGTCATGGAAATCTATGACGCTGAAAAGGTGGTTCCTAAGACCCGTCTTGATGAAGTCATTGCAGAACGTGACAATGCTAAGACTTCCAACGCAGACCTGCTGAAGCAGTTGGGCGCACTTCAGAAGGAAACTGGTGATGTCCAGTCCCTGAAGGACAAGATTAAGGAACTGGAAGACGGTGCAAAGGAATCTGAAAAGACCCATGCCGCTGAAATTCAGTCCCTGAAAATCAACAATGCAGTTGATACTGCACTGATGAATGCAAAGGCACTGAATGCAAAGGCAGTCAAGGCACTGCTGAATCTGGAAAAGGCTGAACTGGATGATGAAGGTAATGTCAAGGGTTTGGCAGACCAGATTAAGGCACTTCAGACTGCGGAAGATTCCAAGTTCATGTTTGGTTCTTCTGCACCTATCATGAAGGGTGCAAAGACTGGTGAAAGTGGTAATGAAGACGGTGACAAGGGCATGACTATTGAAAAGTTCCGTAAAATGTCCCCTGCTGACCGTTACAACTATTCCATTACCAACCCCAATGAATACAAAAATCTTTATGAAAGAGGTAACTAATTATGGCAATGATTAACACCGTGTATGAAAACTTCTATCTGTCTAACGAGATTGAAGACCAGTACAATTCCCACCTTGACCTGCAGCAGTTCTGCACTATTGATAACACCCTGACTGGTGTTGCAGGTATGAAGCGCAAGATTAACGTCTATAAGGCAACTGATGGTACTGAAAAGCTGGGCGCAGGTGAAGGCAACACCAAGTCTATCACTGTTTCCTTCAGTCCTGAAGAATACGAGATTCTGCTTGCACAGAACCGTTTCGATTATCTGGATGAGGAAGCCATGACTGACCCCATGGTTGTTCCCACTGGTACCAAGCACATGGGCACTGACCTGTTCAACACTGTCAACGCTGACATCTTTGCTGAATTCAATAAGGCAAGCCTGACTGTTCAGGCTTCTGCACCTGACTTTGCTGCATTCGTTGATGCACAGGCAAAGCTGAATCTGGAGAATCTGGAAGGTGTCACTGTGTTTGGTTGGGTTGCACCTGCTGACATGGCAAAGGTTCGCAAGTCCCTGAAGGATGACCTGAAGTATGTGGAAGCATTCGCAAAGCAGGGTTACGTTGGCACCGTTGGCGGTGTGAACCTGTACACCAAGAAGGATGCTGTGGAAGGCACTATCATTATTGCTACTAAGGACGCTGTTACCCTGTTCAACAAGAAGGGTACTGAAGTCGAGCAGGAACGTGATTCCAACATCCGTAAGAATTCCATCTTCAGCCGTAAGTATTATTTCGCTGCACTGACTGACGAAACCAAGGCTGTCAAGATTACCATTGGTGGCTAATTGAAGGGAACGGTGGTCTGAATGACTGAAAAGATTCAGACCGTTGTTGATTCCGTGAACAATATCCTGAAAGACACCAACCTGAACACCACGGTGGAAGCTGTGGTCAACAGGTTGGTGTCTTTTGGGTACATTCCCACTGAAGAAGATGCTTGGATGATTGCATATACCACTAAGGGAACTGTGAATCATGTTCTGAATGAAATCAACCACACCAAGGTTCCTGATGGACTGTTTGAAGTGGTTGTGGACATGGTTTGTGGTGAAGTGCTGAATGCAAAGTTCTGTTCAGGACAGTTGGAACTGACCAGTCTGGATTTAGACGGAATGATTCAGTCTGTCAAGGAAGGTGACACCCAAGTGGACTTCAGTGCAGAAGGTTCTGATGAATCTAAGCTGAAAGGACTTCTTTCTTGGTTGATTCAGGGGAAGGGGTGTGATTTGCTGTGTTATCGAAAAATGCGGTGGTAAAGGTCAGAACGGCACTTGAAAAAGGCTATATTGGAACTTTCACTGTGACGGAACATCAGAAGGTCACAAAACCGAACCACACCACTGGATTTTCTGACGTGGATGTTCTGGTGGATCAACCGTGCAGATTGTCCTTTTCATCCAGTCCGTCAGCTACTGATGGGGATGTTGCGGAAATCAATCAGACGGTCAAGTTGTTTTTTGCCCCTGAAATCAATGTGAAGGAAGGTTCCAAGATTACTGTTACACAGAACGGTGTCACTACTGTATACAAGCAGTCCGGCACACCTGCTGTGTATCAGACGCACACGGAAATTCTTCTGGAACTGTTCAGGGGGTGGGCATAATGGCAAAGTCAAATGTTCGCTTGGACTATGACGAATTGCAGAAGCTGAAGGAACAAATTGAAAAGTATGGTGATACCACACAAGTTGATTTGTTCCTGACTTCCTGTGCCAAAGAACTTGCGGCAAGACTGCTTGCAAAAGTCATTAAACGGACACCTGTTGGTCAGTATCCTGAAGGTTCTGGAAAGACTGGTGGAACGTTGCGCCGTGGTTGGACAGCAGGACAAAGTTCAAACGCAAAGTCATATGCCAATTCCCTGACCGTGAACAAGGTTGGGAATGATTATGTCATTGAAATCATCAACCCTGTGGAATATGCGTCCTATGTCGAATTTGGGCACAGAACCAGAAATCACAAGGGTTGGGTTGAAGGTCATTTCATGCTGACTATTTCAGAAGATGAAATCAGAAAATCTGCCCCTAAAATCTTAGAAAATAAACTGGAAAAATACTTGAAGGAGTGCTTCCAATGACCATTAAAGAACTGCTTGATGCGATTGCTGAAGCATTGTTTCAGGAATTTGAATCAGGTTATGAGATTTACACAGAAAAGGTGGAACAGGGTTTGACGGAACCTTGTTTTCTGGTTCGTTGTCTGAATCCCACCAAGAACCGTCATCTTGGTTTGCGTTACAGACGCACAAATCAATTCATCATTCAATACTTTCCTTCCACGGCAGAAGCAAATGATGAATGCGCTTCTGTTCTGGAAAGGTTGTTTGAATGCTTGGAAGACATTTTTCTGTCCGGAAAACCCATTCATGGTGCTGACCTTCATGGTGAAATCACGGACGGAATTTTGAATTTCACGGTCAACTATGACGGATTTGTTCTGAAGACTGAAGAACAGATTCCCATGAATGACCTTGATATTTTGACAGATGCGAAAGGATGAAGCGAATGTCAAATAAGAAAAAGACTTCCGCTTCTGCGGAAATGGAACCCAAGTTCACCAAGGAAGCCTTGATGAACAGCAGACGGTTCCGCAATGAACGTGATATTGTGTCTGCCCTGCTGAAGGATAACGTGGAATACAGTGTTCCTGAAGTAGACAGCATGATTACGGAATATATGAAAGGTAAGGTGAAATAAATGCTTGGTGGCGGTACTTTTACTGTCCAGAATAAGATTCTGAACGGTGCTTATATCAACTTTGTTTCTAAGAGCAAGGCAAGCGCAAGCCTGTCTGACCGTGGTGTTGCAACCATGCCCCTTGAACTGGATTGGGGTGTTGACAATGCCGTTTTTGAAGTCACCCCTGCTGACTTCCAGAAGAACAGTCTGAAGATTTTCGGCTATCCTTTCACCCATGAAAAGATGCGTGGTCTGCGTGACCTGTTCATGAACATCAAGACCCTGTATGCATACAAGCTGACTTCCGGTGGTATCAAGGCAACCAATGCCTTTGCAACTGCCAAGTGTGCAGGTGCCCGTGGTAATGCCCTGAAGGTGGTTATTTCCGCAAACGTTGATGAACCTTCTAAGTTTGACGTGAAGCTGTACATGGACACCATTCTGGTGGACGAACAGTATGCTGTTGCTTCCGCTGCAGAACTGAAGGCAAATGACTTTGTTGATTGGAAGGAAGACGCAGAACTGGCTGTGACTGCTTCCACTGCACTGACTGGTGGTACCAACGGCACTGTTGATGGTACTGCACATCAGGCTTATCTGGATAAGATTGAATCTTATTCTTACAACACTATGGGTGTTGTGGTCACTGATGACACTACCAAGAACCTGTATGTTGCATTCGTGAAGCGTATGCGTGAACAGGTTGGTGCCAAGTTCCAGTGTGTCCTGCATGACAAGGCCGCTGATTATGAAGGTGTCATCAACGTCAAGAGTGACGCTGTTGGTTCCACTTCCGTTGCAGATATGGTCTATTGGGTTACTGGTGCAGAAGCAGGTTGTCCCATCAATAAGACCCTGCTGAACGTCAAGTATGACGGTGAATTTGCCGTTGATGTTGACCACAAGCAGTCTGTTCTGGAATCTGCCATGGTGAACGGTGAATTCATGTTCCACAATGTGAACGGTGAAGTCCGTGTTCTGGCAGACATCAACAGCTTTGTGTCCGGTACTGAAGAAAAGTCTGTTGAAATCTTTGGTGAAAACCAGTGCGTCCGTGTCATGGATCAGATTGCAAATGACATTGCAGTTCTGTTCAACACCAAGTATCTGGGCAAGGTTCCCAATGATGCTGCAGGTCGAATTTCCCTGTGGGGTGACATCGTGAAGCACCACAATCAGCTTCAGGACATCCGTGCCATTCAGGAATTCAGTCCTGATGATGTCACTGTCAATCAGGGTGAAGCAAAGAACAGTGTTGTGGTCGGTGATGCCGTTACCATTATTGTTGGTATGGCAAAGCTGTATATGACCGTTACTGTTCAGTAAGAAAGGGGGAAATGTAAATGTCTTATATGCCTTTTAATGATGCCCCTTCCGCTAAGTTGGCAACCTGCTTTGTCACTATTGGTGACAGACGTTATGCCATGCTGATGGCAAAGGATTTTGAAGCCAACATGAGTGTGGAAACTAAGGAAGTTCCCACTTTGGGCAGAACTATCAAGGGTGTGAAACCCGTTGGTGCAACCATCAAGTTCAAGATGACTGTGTATCACTGCACTGAAATCTTTGATGAAGTGGTTGAAACCTACAAGAACACTGGTCTGATGCCTACGTTTGATATTCAGGTCACTAATGATGACCCTGCAACTTCTGTGGGCAAGTCCACTAAGATTTTCACTGACTGCGTTCTGGACGGTGACATTCTGCTGTCCATGTTTGATGCTGACGGTGAATTTGTGGAACAGTCCATTGAAGGTTACGCACAGGACTTCACCCGTCCTGAAAAGTACACCAACCCCACTTATATGTAAGTTGAAATTTCCCCTACTTCCCACAAGGAAGTGGGGGATTTTTTCATTTCATTTTAAAAAATAGGTAGTTTTTTAAATCGTACCATTGAAAGGATGGGTATTATGTCTAATTTTTCTAAGTTCATGAAAGCGAACAAGATTCAGAAGCAGAATGTTTTTCACGCTGTCACCAAATCCCTGATGGATGAAAACGGTGAACCCCTGCTGTGGGAACTGAAACCCTTGACCACTAAGGAAAATGAAGCAATCCGTGAAGCCTGTACTATTGATGTTCCTGTGAAGGGCAAGCCTAATATGTACAGACCCAAGACGGACATGAACAAGTATCAGACCAAGTTGATGTGTGCAGCCATTGTTTCCCCTGACCTGAACAACGCAGAACTTCAGAATTCTTATGGTGTCATGAGTGCTGAAGACCTGCTGAAGGAAATGGTGGATGACCCTGCTGAATACACTGACCTGATGCTGTTCGTTCAGCAGATTAGCGGTTTCAAGACCCTTCAGGATGAGGTTGAAGAAGCAAAAAACTAATAAGTGGCGGTGACGCTGAAGCGAATTATGCATACTACTGTTTGCACAAGCTGAAGATGTTGCCGTCACAGTTTCTGGAACTTGAACAAACGGATAAAGCCTTCTTGATTGCCGCTATTGACTTAAAGTTGGAAGCGGAAAAGAAAGAAGCAAATAAGTTCAAGTAAGAAAGGCAGGTGAATCAAAATGGCTACAATTCAAACAGCAATCCGGTTGAATGACATGATGTCTGACCCCATTCGTGACATCACCCGTTCTATGGACAAGATGCTGTACACATGGGAAGACCTTGAACAATCTACTTCAGATGGTTTGAACATCAATGGTGTTGATAATGTTCGCAATAAAATGGACGGTCTGACTAATTCCATTATGGGTGTGGTTGGAGCATATGTCAGTTTGCAGTCTTTGGGTAAGTTGGTCAATCTGTCAGATAGCTTTACGCAGACAACTGCACGTCTGAACATGATTAATGATGGCGCACAGACCACGGATGAACTGTTTGACAAAATTGCTGCTTCTGCTGACCGTGCAAGGGCAAGTATTTCTGCAACTGCTGACACTGTTGCAAAGCTGTCCTTGAATGCAGGTGATGCGTTTGCGTCCAATGATGAAACCATTTTGTTTGCCGAAAACCTAAACAAACTATTTGCCATTGCAGGAACTGAACAAGCGTCCATTGCTTCTGCGTCACTTCAGTTGACACAGGCATTGGGTTCCGGTGTTCTGCGTGGTGAAGAATTCAATGCCGTGTTTGAAGCTGCACCAAACATCATGCAGACTGTGGCAGATTACATGGATGTTCCCATTGGTAAACTGCGTTCAATGGCGCAGGATGGTCAAATTACAGCAGAAGTTGTGAAGAATGCCTTGCTAAGTGCAACGGGTGAAATCAATGAACAGTTTGAACAAATGCCCATGACTTGGGGACAGGTATGGCAGGGGATCATGAATGAACTGTACTATGCTTCCATTCCGCTGTTGGAATTTATCAACCTACTTGCAAACAACTGGTCAGTCATTGCACCACTTATTTTGGGTATCGCAGGTGCGCTTGGTGTTTATTGGATGGCAACTTCTGGTGTCACATTGGCAACCAAAGCATGGGCGGCGGCACAGTCGTTCCTGAATGGTGTCATGGCAATGAACCCCATTTTCCTTGTCATCATGGGTGTAATTCTGCTGATTAGCCTGATTTATGCTGTGGTTGCGGCCATTAACAAAGTTCAGGGTACAACCATTTCAGCAACTGGCATCATCATGGGTGCGCTTGCTGTTGCAGGTGCGTTTATTTGGAACCTTGTCATTGGTATCCTGAACGCAATCATCATGGCAGTGTGGACAATTTTTGTTGAACCGTTCCTTGGTTTGATTGAATTTGTCTTGAATGCCTGTAACGGTGGATTCAACAGTTTTGGTGACGGTGTTGCCAACTTGATTGGTCAAATCATTAGTTGGTTCTTGTCTTTGGGCAAGGTGGTCACAACTATCATTGATGCAATCTTTGGAACGGATTGGACTGGTGGTTTGTCTGCACTTCAGGAAGACGTTGTTTCTTGGGGTAAGAATGAAAATGCCGTGACCATTGACAGAACTGCACCACAAATCAATCAGCGTCTGAATTATGGTGACGCATGGGATTCTGGTTATGATTTCGGCGCAGGAATGCAGGATTCCATTGGTGAATTCTTTGGAAACAGTGGTTCTGGCATTGGAAGCGGAACTGACGGTTATGAATCCCTGTTGAATGGTATTGGTGATATTCCTACTTTTGATGAAATTGCAACCAATACTGGTGACACTGCAAAAGCCTTGGATATTACCAGTGAAAATCTGAAGTATCTGCGTGATTTGGCAGAACAGGAAACCATCAACCGTTTCACTACTGCGGAAATCCGTGTGGAAATGGGCGGTGTGACTAACACTGTGAACCAGAATACGGATTTGGATGGTGTGATTGATTACATGGTGACTGGTGTTCAGGAAGCCATGGAACGTGTTGCGGAAGGAGTGCATAACTAATGTATTACTTTTACATGGGAAGTGTACTTCTTCCCATTGCACCTGAAAAGTTTTCCCTGAAGGTCAAGAATGCAAACAAGACCATGACTTTAATCAATGAAGGGGAAATCAATTTCTTACGGGAAGCAGGACTGACGGAATTGGAATTTGATGTTCTGATTCCTGCGGTTCAGTATTCCTTTGCAAAGTATGATGGTGGGTTCAAGTCACCTGCATACTTCACAGACCACTTTGAAAGTCTGAAAACGTCCAAGGAACCGTTTCAGTTCATTGTTTCCCGTCAGATGCCTGATGGGAAATTGTTATTTGACAATAACATGACCGTTTCTATGGAAAGTTACACGGTCAAGGAACAGGCAAAAGACGGTTTTGACCTGACTGTTTCTATCAAACTGAAGCAGTACAAACCTTTTGGAACTAAGATTGTCAAGGTGACAAACAACACAGCAAGTGTTACCACAAAACGTCAGCAGACAAATTCTCCTGCACCTAAAAAGGAAACCACCTATACGGTAAAGAAGGGTGATTGTCTGTGGAACATTGCAAAAGAGTTTTACGGCAATGGTTCAAAATACACCAAAATCTATGAAGCGAACAAAGACAAAATCAAGAATCCAAACTTGATTTATGTCGGTCAGGTTTTGACCATTCCTTCTGCGTGAAGGCGGTGATTCCATGAACGTTGAACTTTTAATTGCACACAATAACAAACTGTATCAACCCATTGTTGAAGAAGGAATCAAGTGGACAACTGAACGTGCAGGATCACCTTCCACTTTGAAGTTTACTGTGGTCAAGGATGACACCATTGCCTTTCAGGAAGGTGATGCTGTGCGTATGAAGGTTGATGGTCAGAATGTTTTTTATGGTTTCGTATTTTCAAAGAAACGAAACAAAGAACATCACATTGAAGTGACTGCCTATGACCAGTTGCGGTATTTGAAGAACAAGGACACTTATGTGTATGAAAACAAGACTGCTGCACAGGTCATTCAGATGATTGCAAATGACTTCAATTTGAACCTTGGGAAGATTGAATCCACCAAGTATGTGATTCCTTCCCGTGTGGAAGACAACCAAAGTCTGTTTGACATCATCCAGAATGCACTTGATTTGGAACTTCAAAACAAGGGCGAACTGTTCTGTCTGTATGACAACTTTGGTAGTTTGACCCTTCAGAACATTGCTTCCATGAAGCTGAATCTTCTGATTGATACTGATGCAGCAGAAGATTTTGATTACACATCAAGCATTGACCAGAACACTTATAATAAAGTGAAACTGACCTATGACAATGACCAGACTGGTGAACGTGAAGTCTACATTGCACAGGATTCAGAAAAAATCAATTCTTGGGGTGTTCTTCAGTTTTATGAAAAGCTGCAGAAGGATGAAAACGGTAAAGCAAAGGCAGATGCTCTGCTGAAACTTTACAATAAGAAAACCAGAAACCTGAAAGTGGACAACTGCTTTGGTGACATCAGATGCCGTGCAGGAACAATGATTCCGGTGCAGTTGTATTTGGGTGACATTAGCATTTCCAATTACCTTCTGGTTGAAAAGGCAACCCATACTTTCAAGAATGACCAACACCTGATGTCATTGAATCTGCGTGGGGGTGAATTTGTTGTTTGATATGAATGACTTTTTGAAGCTGATGAAAAAGACCGCTGTTGAAGCGGTGGACGCTTCAAAACCTGCCAACATGGTGTTTGGTAAGGTCATCAGTGTTTCACCCTTGAAAATCAAGGTGGATCAGAAGTTGATTTTGACTTCTGCACAGCTTGTGTTGTCCAGATGCGTGACTGATTACAGATTATCCGTCACTGTGAATCATACCACTGAAGACCATACACACACCCACAACATCAGTGACAGCTATACTGGCGGTGGTTCTGCTTCTAGTGAAACCCACAATCATGAAATCAAAGGTACTAAAACCATGACGGTTCACGGTGCCTTGAAGGTTGGGGAAGAAGTAATCCTGATGCAGGTGTCAGGCGGTCAGAAATATATTGTCATTGACAGAATTGGAAAGGGGTGATGTGAATGATTCCAAGTGGAAACGCAGTCTTGACCACAGATTTGACTGTGGCAACACAACCTTCCAAACAGCACAGAATGGATTTTGACAGAAACAGAATCCTTGGAACCTGTGACAGTCTGGAAGCAGTCAAACAGTCCATTTTCAAAATCCTGAATACTGAAAGATATTCCTATCTGATTTATTCATGGGACTATGGAATTGAACTGATGGATTTGTATGGTCAACCCACCATGTATGTGTGTCCTGAAATTGAAAGAAGGGTAAAAGAAGCACTTTCACAAGATGACCGGATTACTGGTGTTGACGGTTTTGAATTTAATACTTCAAACAAAGGTGTGGTTTCTGTGACGTTCACAGTCCACACCCTTTTTGGTGATTTGGCTGAAGAAATGGCGGTGAATATCTAATGTATGAGAATGTAACATTTGAATCCATCATGGAAGATATGCTTGCAAGGGTGCCTTCCACCATGGATAAACGTGAAGGTTCCGTCATTTGGGATGCCCTTGCACCCTGTGCGGTGGAACTTCAGAACGTTTACATTGCACTGGACACAGTGCTGAATGAAACCTTTGCAGACACTGCTTCCCTGTTTTACCTTGCCAAACGTGCAGCGGAACGTGGTATTTCACAGAAACTTGCAAGTCAGGCGGTTCTTCAGGGTGAATTTACACCTTCCAATCTTGAACTTTCCATTGGTTCAAGATTTTCTTGTGACAGTCTGAACTATGCTATTACTGAAAAAATCAGTAATGGTATTTACAAGCTGACCTGTGAAACCGCAGGAACTGAAGGAAACAGACATCTTGGAACTTTGATTCCCATTGATTATATCGCAGGACTGGAAACCGCTGAACTGACGGAAGTTCTGATTCCTGCTGAAGATGATGAAGATGTGGAATCCCTGCGTGAACGTTATTTCAACAGCATGACTTCACAGGCATATGGTGGCAATATTGCTGACTATGAGGAAAAGACCAATTCCATTGATGGTGTTGGTGGTGTGAAAGTCACCCCTGTTTGGAACGGCGGTGGCACCGTGAAACTGACTGTCATCAATTCTGATTATGCGGTTCCTTCTGAAGAACTGGTGGAACTGGTTCAGAATAAAATTGACCCTGTTGGTCACAGTGGTGAAGGTGTCGGTCTTGCCCCTATTGGTCATGTGGTGACTGTTGTTGGTGTTCAGGGAAAAACCGTGGACATTGTAACCAATATCACTTATCAGACTGGATGGAATTGGGATTCCGCAAAGTCTTATGTTCTGAACGCAATTGACCAGTATTTCAAGGAACTTGGTCAGGTATGGGACGAACAGGAAAATCTGATTGTTAGAATCAGTCAGTTGGAATCCAGAATCATTTCCTGTGAAGGTGTTCTTGATATTTCAGGAACCACCCTGAACGGTTCCGCTTCCAACCTGTCCCTTGCGGTGGATGAAATTCCTGTAAGGGGGACTGTGAATGGCAACTGATAGAAAGTTGATGAACTATCTTCCGTTGTTCATGCAAGAGTATTTTGAAATGCAGAAAATCATGGAAACGGAACAGGTTGAAATTGACCGTCTGTGGTTGGAAGCTGAAAATGCTCTTGCGGATCAGTTCATTCTGGAAGCAACGGAAAGTAGTGTCAAGCGGTGGGAATCCATGCTTGGTGTTTCACCTAAAGACACTGATTCCCTTGATGAACGGAAGTTCCGCATTCTGACTAAGCTGAATCAGGAACTTCCTTATACCCTGCGGAAGTTGATTCAGGTTCTGACCAATCTGTGTGGTGTAGACGGTTATTCTGTGGAACTGAATGCGGCAGAATACCACATTGAAGTGAAGTTGGCAGTAAGCAATGCAAGCAACTATTCAGAAGTTGAAAACATTCTGAACAAGATGATTCCTGCGAATATGACACAATATATCAGAATCATGTACAATGCCAACACCGTTCTGTCACAGTTCACACATGAACAACTGTCTGCATATACACATGAACAATTAAGAAGTGAGGTGTTTGACTAATGGCAAACAAAACAACCAATTATGGTTTGACCAAACCCCTTCCTGAAGAATTTTATGATGTCAATGTTCAGAACGGCAACATGGACATCATTGATGAAAATTTGAAAAAAATCAGTGAAGATGCCAAGAAATATACGGATGAAAAACTGAATGACATTCCCACACCTGACGTGAGTGGTCAGATTGATGCCCACAACACGGACAGTTCCGCACACGCTGATATTCGGGAAAAAGTAGACGGTAAGGCTCCTATGGCTATTAGCGTTTACACAAATTATATTCCGTCTGCGGGATGGTATCGAGTCTTTAAGTCAAATTCCGCTAGTCCTACAACGTGTTTGGTGCAGATGGGTCATGACTATTATAGTGGTGGTTCAGAAGGTGTGACTGCCCTTATTCGGGTAGATGTTCACGCAACAGGTATTACTATCCTTAACCATTCAACGTACGAATCGAATCACTATTACCAAAAGCTACGTGTTACACACAACACCGCCGAAAACAGGTGTTACATTGATGTTTATTACGGGAAAGCAGGTAACAGCCCTTGTGCGAAATGCATTGATATCGGGGGTTATCTCGGGCATAACATGATTCCCATGAACTTTGAGCCTGTTGCTGAAACCGTGTCTGGTGAGGTTGTTAAACTCGTACAATCCACCGCCAAAATCCCAAACGGAAACGTGTTAACGGAAGGTAGTATCACCTACGGTACAACAGACCTGAACGCAGGAAGTTCCCCTTTGCCTACGGGACAGCTTCACTTTGTCTATGAGTGAGGTGAAACGATATGGCTAAAGGTGCTTATATCGGTGTACCAAGTTACAAAGTAATCATAGAAAGAAATATGACCCATTCATCTGGTAGCACATGGACATGGGGTACTAATACTGCAAATGAAGTGAATTGGACAAAAGGTAAAACCTATGTGTGTGATGTTACAATTGACGGTGTAACTTATCCCAATATTACTTTTTCACCAGATGTCGGTTCGTCATGGTTTGCAGTTTATCCTGAAACTGGTGATGCGGTATTTGAAGTGTATGTTGCTACTAATAACCAGTTATATGATTACGGTTTAGGTTTGGACACCACAACTTCCCATACAATTCTACTATCTACTGGCAACTTTAATGGTGTTGCAAGAAAGATTAAGAAGGGTTATGTTGGTATTCCCACCTTAATGAATGTTCCCACTGGAAGAAGTAAGTACAATAATATGGACTTACCAACAGTTCCGGAATGGAACAGTACAACTTACCCTTACGCTTATATTTCTTATTCTTCCAATGAAGGTTATAGATTTTTAGTATGCAGTGCGAAATTGCAGTATGTTCTTGCCCAAGGAAAGTGTACACCTGTAAGTAATGCTTCTTATATGTATGTAACACTGTGGAATAGAACAACTGGAACTTGGGATTCGTGGAGTTCTGTTAAATCCGCAACCGCCAATTCCACTTATTTCACTTCCCCTACATGGGCAAACACGGCAATTCCGTATTCAGACAATTCCAACACACTTATTTCTGCAACCGAACCAACCGTGTTATATGAGGAAAAAGAAGTTGGTATTGCCCGTAAGATTAAGAAAGCCTACATTGGCATTGGTGGTGTGGCAAGACCGTGTTGGTCTGGTGGTGAACTTGCTTACTATGGACAAATTACTGATTTGAGTTCTGCCAATTATTACCAAGCAGGTGGCAGTATTGGGAATTACGCTCTGTTTGCAGGTGGATATACCAACGGACAGTATACAACTGTGGTAGAAGCGTATGACAAATCGTTGACTAGAAGCAATCCAACGTCTTTGGCACAAAAAAGATACCAATTGGCGGCAACTGCTATTGGTGGATATGTGCTGTTTGGCGGTGGTTCTAGTGAAGGTTCTAACAAAAGCAATGTGGATGCGTTTGATGCGTCCTTGACTAGAAAGACAAGTTCGTTGACTGTGGCAAGGGCAATGTTAGGTGCTACAACTGTTGGTGGTTACGCATTATTTGGTCCTGCAAGTGGAAAATCGAATGTAGATGCTTTTGATAGTTCTCTTACAAGAACATCTGCCCCTACCGCTGTTCAAACTAACGGTCTAACTGGCACAACTGTTGGGAATTATGCGTTGTTTGGTTCACATGCTTCAAGCACCTTGGATGTGTATGATGGCTCTCTGACACATTCGACAAATTCCTTGGATAATAGTGGTTTGCAAGGACTATGTGCAGGACGGGTTGGAAATTATGCGTTGTTTTCTGGTGGAAATAAAAACGGCACAATGAAAGGGACTGTGGAAGTGTTTAATACTTCACTAGCCAAAACTTATGCGTCTGACCTTAGTACACCTAGATACAACCACAAAAGTGCAACTATTGGAGATTATCTGATTTTTGCAGGTGGAACAACTGGTGCATGGTCTACTATTGCGCCTAGTAAAGTTGTAGACGCTTATGACGCTTCTCTTATTAGAACGATTCAGCCTAGTTTGTGTACAGCAAGATACCATCATTCTGCGGCAACGGTAGGTGATTATGCAATCTTTGCAGGCGGTGGAAATGACGGTGGAAGTGTCTATGTGGACGCTTTTGTTGTAGCTTAAATTGAAAGGAGAAATTCAAAAAATGAAACGTTATGCAATTTGGAACAAGAAAGACCCTATCATCACACCTATTGGTGAAGTGCTGACCGCTGAACAGTGGATTGCACGTTATCCCGTGGCAGGTGTTCCGTCCATCACCGTTGTCTGCGGTGCAGGTGAAATCAACGGTGCGTTCTTTGGCACCCTTGGTCAGATGTGTCAGATGTATGAAGCACAGGGTGCAGATTTTTCTGCCTGTGAAACCGCTGAAGACAAGCTGATGGTCATTGAAGCATTTGAAGATGCTATGAATGCACCTTCCACTGAACCCACTGCTGAAGAACGTCAGGCACAGGCACTGGAAGCAATTGCGTCCGGTGCAACTGCTGAAAGCACTGCTGTTATGAATGCACTTCTGGAAGGAGAGGAATAATATATGACTAATAAGGTACAAGCCGCACTGGAACTGCGTAAGGCACTTCAGATTTTCCTGTCCACACTGGACGTTGACACCCATTCTGTTGACATGATGGAAGTCCCGTCCGTGTTCCCCAAGTATCAGGTGGGCAAGGCATACAAGACCAAGGAAGTTTTCCGCTATGGTGAAAACGCTGTTGGTGACCCCCAGTTGTATCAGGTTCTTCAGGATCACACTTCTGCTGAACAGTGGGCACCTGATGCAAGTCCTTCCCTGTACAAGAAGGTTGGTGTGACTGAAGATGGTTATCCTGAATGGGTTCAGCCTTTGGGTGCAAGTGATGCATATAACACTGGTGATACTGTTTCCCACAATGGCACCCTGTATAAATCCCTGATTGATGGCAACGTTTGGGAACCTTCTGCATATCCGCAGGGATGGGAACAGGTGATGTCTTAATGACTGAAATCCTGATTGCTTTAATTGGTGCCGTTGGTTCCGTTGTTGCAGTTATCCTGACCAACAAATCTGCAAATGATAAAATGGTTCAGTCCATGAGAATTCATGACGCTATCACAGACGAAAGACTTTCAGAACTGACCCGTGAAGTACGGGCGCACAATCATTTTGCGGAACGGATGCCTGTGGTTGAAGAACAAATCAAGGTCATCAATCACCGTATTGATGATTTGGAACACTATCATAAGTCATGAAAGGGAAACATGAAGTAAAAGGCGCAATGTCACGGAAGTTGGTATGTTTCTGTATTACAGTCATGACTTTGACATTGATTTGGGCAGTGGTCTTAAAGACCATTGCCCTTTTCAATTCCCAAATGATTGTGGATGTGTCAGATGTGCTGACTTTTGTGGGTGCAGCCTTTGGTGGTGAATTATTACTGTTGGCATTCAAACGTGTTTTTGCAAAAGATGAAACGAAAGGGGAAGATGTAAATGGTTAACAAACTGACTTCCAGAAAGCTGTGGATGGCAATTGCAGGTATTGCAACTGGTATTGCAATGGTACTTGGTGTGGATAGCACTGAAATCACTTCCATTGCAGGTGGTGTGGTTGCCCTGATTAGCTGTGTGACCTACATCATCACTGAAGGTAAGATTGATGCAGAAGGTGTGAAAAACACCATCATTGAGATTCAGGAAGCTGTGGACACCATTCAGGGTGATGGTCAGACTGTTATTTCTGGATTTGGTGGTGATGGTCAGTGAAAATCATTCAGAATTTCCTGACACAGAATAGTTGTTACAAAACCAACCGCACGATTGTGGTCAAGGGTTTGATGCTTCATTCCGTGGGGTGTTCACAACCCAAAGCAGAAGTCTTCCTGAAATCTTGGAACAAGTCTGGTGTGGATGCCTGTGTTCATGCCTTCATTGACGGTAACACCGGAACCGTGTATCAGACCCTTCCTTGGAATCACCGTGGTTGGCATGGTGGCGGTAAGTCCAACAACACCCACATTGGTGTGGAAATGTGTGAACCTGCAACCATCAAATACACAGGTGGTGCTTCCTTCAAGGACACAGACCCTGTTGCAACTAAGAAGGTTGTCATGCGGACTTACAACGCTGCAGTTGAATTGTTTGCACACCTGTGCAAGGAATACAAGCTGAACCCCATGACGGACATCATCAGTCATGCTGAAGGTCATGCACTTGGCATTGCGTCTGGTCATGGCGATCCTGAACACCTGTGGAAGTTCTTTGGACTGTCCATGGACGGGTTTAGAAAGGCTGTACAAGCGCAGATGGGCAAGGGTGGGGGAACAACCCCTGAAAAGCCTGAAAACGTCACACAGGACGGTTTCCGTGTGAAAGTGACTGCTTCTGCGCTGAATATCCGTGCAGGTGCAGGAACGTCCTTCCCTGTGGTTGGTGTGATTCGTGACAAGGGTGTTTACACCATCATTGAACAGAATGGTTCTTGGGGAAGATTGAAGTCCAAGGTTGGTTGGATTCATCTTGGTTACACTAAGAAAATCTAAAAAGAAGGGGTGTCCGTGGTGGACACCCCTTTTCTTATTTATTCATATTTATGTGGGTATCACCACACCAATCACACATGGTACGTGTGATGATACCCATTAAAGATAAAAATATGCAACCCGTTGATTTATAAGGGTTTGTGGGACAGTTTAGGATAAATCGTGATGTTGAATTCCTTTCCTGTTTCAGTCTTCACATAATCGACTTTGTGAAGAATCAACTTCCATATATCATTTTTTTCTTTTGGTGTCAAATCATCATAATTGTCCAACAGATATTGTGATGTTGGAATGATACTTGATTTGATGTCAGCTTCTTCTTTCTGTTCTGAAAGTTTCTGTTCCAGTTCATCAATGTCAGATTCCACTTGGTCAATTTCAGCTTCAATGGCTGCATTTCTTCTTTGGAATAATCTATCTGAATATTCCTTCTTTTCATGCAGTTCACAAAT